ATATGTTTGTTATCTGCGAATGGGAAAAAACCGAGGGTCGCAAAATTAGTGACGGCAAAGGTATCGGCTACACCGATCTAGTTTGCTGGGCGTACAACTTGCTGAAACTTAGCGGTCAAACAATGCCAGCAACATACCGCGATTGGGTTAAAGCAAACCCGAACATGACTATTGAGGCGATTGACGAGACAGACCCAAACCTTACGGCGTAGGCAGTTACCGACGGCAACTAGCCGAATTATTAGTTGCAACAGGGTACTGGCCTACGACAATCGAGTTTGACACGCGTGACCTAGTCACGGTGATTACGCTATTGAATAAGCAAAAGAGGTAGCGCAATGCCAGCATCAGCAAAAATACAAGTTGTCGGTGTCAAAAACGCTATAAACGGTTTGCGTAAAATTGACCCTGAGTTGCAAAAAGAATTTAAATCAGATGCAAAAACAATTGCTCAGCCAGCGATTGACGCAGCAAAAAAAGCGTACGAACCGTTAAGCAATGAAAGTCACCCGTACGCATTGTCGGGTATGGCTCGATCATGGGTTGATCCAATTACAGGCCGTCAACTAATGAAATTTAAAGTTAGCAAAGCAATTGCCGGCGTTGGCATGAAATTTGATACACGCAAAAAGGCGATCGGCGTAATTCTTATTTTGCAAAAAGACGTTGCAACCGCAATTTGGGAAACAGCAGGTCGTAAAACAACAAACCGTTTAGGTCGATCATTGGGTTTTGTGGGTGACGATCAAACGCGCATTATTAAACCAGCGGTTGAAAAACATTTGCCACAAGTTGAACAAGAAATGGAAAAACTAGTTAAACGTACAATGCGCGTAGTGCAGGCAGGTTTGTAATGGCACTATCTATACCCATTGTCAGCGAGTTTGACGGCAAAGGCATCGACAAAGCAATAAAAGAATTTAAGCAACTAGAAACAGTTGGCGAGAAGGCACAGTTTGCAATTAAAAAAGCGGCCGTGCCAGCAGCGGCGGCGTTGACAGCGGTTGCGGGCGCGCTTGGGTTAGCGGCTAAAGCCGCAGCCGAAGATGAACAGCAACAAGCGATTTTGGCTAACACTATGCAAAACGTCGTTGGCGCTACCGACGCGACGGTTGCAGCGACTGAGGACATGATTGCGGCGATGTCGAGGGCAACGGGTACGGCTGACAGCGAGTTGCGACCAGCATTTGCCGCATTGTTGCTTGGTACTAAAAATGTTGGCGAGGCGACTGACGCGCTTGGTTTGGCTCAAGATATTGCAACAGGTTCAGGCACAGATTTGGCTACGGTCGCTGACGCGTTGTCTAAGGCGTACGCAGGCAATATGCGAGGCCTACGCGCGTTGTCACCTGAAATGATGGGCATGATTAAAGAGGGCGCGTCGCTCGATGAAGTGATGATGGCGTTAAACGACAACTTTGGTGGCGCGGCCGCACGATCGGCAGAAACCGCGGCAGGCAAATTTAAGATACTTAAAAACAGTTTGGCTGAAACACAAGAAAGTATCGGTGCGGCGTTGCTACCCGTGTTGCAAAAAGTGTTGCCGTATTTGCAGTCGATGGCTGATTGGGCGCAACGCAACCCTAAAGCGTTTTTGATTATTGCTGGCACGATCTCAGCGGTCGCAGCGGCGATCGTTGCGGTGAATGTTGCTATGGCGTTAAACCCGTTTGGTTTGATCGCGGTCGGTATTGCGGCGCTAGTTACCGCGTTAACTTTTGCGTATACAAAATTTGAGACATTTCGCAACATTGTCAACACGGTGCTAAACGGCTTGATCGCAGGGTTTGAGACGTTTGCTAATTCGTTTATTGGTGCGATCAACATAATTATTCGCGGCATGAATTTAATTAACCCGTTTAGTGACATCAACCCGTTGTCAACAATTTCGTTGGGTCGTATCGGTGGCGGCGGCGGCGGTGCGACAGAGGTTACAAGCGATACGCGTACGGCTGACCGTATGGCTCGAGAAGCAGGCGCGTCTATCCCAAGTATTGCCCCGATCATTGGCGGTGGTGCTGGCGGCGGTGGCGGTGGTGGCGGCGCTGGCGGCGGCGGTGGCGGTGTTGGTGGCGGCGGCGATCTAATGACCATACAAGGCGGTCTGACAACATTTGGTATGGCTGAACGTATCGCAGCGCGTAACGCGTCGCCCGTAACAATTAACGTGACTGGCGGTATGTCAACTAGCGCCGAGATCGGGCAAAGCGTGTTAAATAGTTTGCTGGCCTACCAGCGCACTAACGGGCCACTCGACTTACAGATTGCGTCGTAATGGCAGGTACAGCCGTTGTTGCTAGTGGCAACTATGACTTAGAAATTGACACAGGGTTTATTCAAGACGCATTTTTACTTGACGACCCAGTTGCAGGTTTGCTAAATAACACGACCTACGTGTTAAACGGTACGACAAATTTTGCAAGCGTGCTTGACGGCGTAAACAGCATCACGGTTAAACGTGGGCGACGCGATCAAGGCGACCAATTTAGTGCTGGCACTATGTCGTTTAACATGCTTGACACGGCAGGCATTTTTAACCCGTTTGATACGCAGTCGCCGTACTACGACACACCGCAAGCGCAACCGGGTCTTGCACCTATGCGTCGAGTGCGCTTGTCGCGTTATAGTTCGCTAAACGTCAAAGAGTACCTTTTTATCGGCGTGATCGTAAATTTTAATTACAATTTTGCGCTTGGCGGTCTTGACACCGTAACCGTATTTTGTGCAGACGATTTCTATCTGTTAGCGCAAACATATTTAGACGAATTTAACGTCAGCCACGAATTGTCTAGCGCTCGAGTCACGGCCGTACTAGATCGGCCTGAAGTTGCGTTCCCAGCGTTAACGCGCGACATTGCCACAGGTACACAGACGCTTGGCGGTGCAGCGGCGTTTACAATTCCGCAGGGCACAAACGTGCTTGGCTATTTGTCTGACGTAAACGAGGCTGAGCAAGGTCGTCTGTTTATGTCGCGTGACGGCAACCTAACGTTTGACGCTCGACTAGGCACAACGCTCACACCGTCGGTAGCAGACTTTCATGACGACGGAACAAACATTCCATACAACGGCGTAGGCATAACTTTTGAAGCCGATCAAGTAATTAACCGTGCAGTCGTACAAATACTCAGTAGCAATAATCCGCAAGTCGCTGACGACGCTGGCAGTCAGGCAAAGTATTTTGTGCAGACTTACAGCATTACTAACAGCCTTTTGCATGACAACAGCGCTGCACTTGACTTAGCGGTTTATTTGCTTGACCCTGAACCCGAGGCACGATACACGTCACTAGCCACGTCGTTTGCTTTGTTGACTAACGCGCAACGTGACACGGTGGCCGTGATCGACATTGGCGACACGATCACGATTGAGAAGTCGTTTACGTCAGGCGTGACAACTACCGAGTTGGCACAAGAGTTGGCAGTTGAGGGCATCGAGCATACAATCAGCGTAAACACCGGGCATAGCGTCACTTATTACACGTCGCCAACCGTCATTGTTTATGAGCTGATACTTGATGACTTGTCGTTTGGTATCATCAACGCGGACAACGCTCTAGGGTAAAGTAGGCAAATATGACAACACCGTTTCCGTTTGTTGCTGGTCAAGTTTTGACGGCCGCGCAACTTAACGACATACAAAATTTACCAATATCAGATAAGACGGCTAGTTACGTTTTAATTGCAGGCGACGAAACTAAACGCACGATAATGAATAGCGCAAGCGCTACAACAATCACGGTAAACAACTCGATCTACACGGTTGGCGATGTTATTCAAGTCGCTAACAAAGGTGCAGGTACTTGCACGATTACTGCGGGTGCGGGCGTAACTATTAACACAAGCGGTTCGCTTGCTTTGGCGCAATATGGGGGCGGCTATTTACTTGCATTGTCGGCGTCAACTTTTACTTTTTTTAACTTAGGTGGTGGCGTGTCGTACGGCTCGGCCACAGGCGGTTCGAGCAGTTCAATTAGTGTGGGCGGAATTTCCTACACGCTTTTGTCGTTTACAAGTAGCGGCACTTTGACGGTTACCAAATCAGGTTTGTTTGATGTGATGTTGTTTGGCGGCGGTGCTGGTGGTGGTGGCTCAAATAATTCGAGTGCCGTAGGTAATTTTAGTGGCGTCAACCAGTTAGGAATTGGCGGTGCAGGTGGTGGCGGTGCGGCAGGAGCAGCAATTACTAGCACAGGTACTGCAGGGATTACAGGTGGTGGCGGTGCTGGAAATGCAAGCGTATCTTATTCTGGTGGTGCTACTACTTGGTCAGGTATCGGTTTTGCTGGTGGTAACAACGCAATAAACGCGCAACGCCCCGCTGGTGGTGGTGGCGGTAGTGGTGGTGCTGGTGCTAATGCGTCGGGAAGTGTGGCGGGTAATGGCGGTGCAGGTGTTCAGGTAAATACTTTTATTAGTGGCGGTTCAAGTTTGATTGGCGGCGGTGGCGGCGGCGGTTCTTTGGTTGGTGGCACGGCTGGTAGCGGTACAAACGGTGGCGCTAACGGGTCAAACGGTGGCACAGGGTCTAACGCTGCAGCGAATAGCGGTGGTGGCGGCGGCGGCGGCGGTGAAGGCGGCGGCGGTGGCGGCGGCGGTGAAGTTACGCAAACAATTTATTTAGACGCAAACGCAACGGTCACGGTCGGCGCTGGCGGTGCAGGCGCAACAGGTGGCACAGCGGGCGGCAATGGTGGTTCAGGCATTGTTTATGTCAGGTTTAAGGTTTAGTTATGGCACATTTTGCAAAAGTTGAAAACGGTGTAGTGCAACAAATAATTGTTGTTAGCAACGATGATTGTAACGGCGGCGAATTTCCTGAAAGCGAACCGATCGGGCAAGCGTTTATTGCGTCGCTAGGTTTGTCGGGTGAGTGGTTGCAAACTAGTTATCACGCAAATTTTCGTGGTTATTATGCTGGAGTTAATAGCACGTTTAATGCAAATTTAGGCGAGTATGGCGAATTTGTGCCACCAGCAATAATCGAGTTTGACGACGAGCAATAATGCAATGCGATACAGGTTGTTTGCGTTAGTACTTATGTTGACCGCTTGCGAAACAACACGCGACAACACGTTAACCGTTAAATCGCGCGTCAAAAATATGACGTTAAACAACTGCAACGTACCTGATCGTTGCGGCATAACACCATGACCCGGCACAGATACACACCAAACGAGTTACACGCTCGAATGGTCGTAACCGTCGGCGTATTACTAGCAGTTGTATTTGCCGTAGTTGTCATTGGTTTTGTGTACGGCCTGTTATTTATATCGCAACCTATGGAACAAGCACCAAACGACAAAGAATTTATATCGCTAATGGCAACGATTGTCACGTTTTTGTCAGGTACGTTGGCTGGCATTGTTGCGTCAAACGGCATAAAAAATAAAGCAAAAAACGATGCCGAATAGACCGTACACAATCACGCAACAACCAGTCGTTAAAACGGCGTTGGCTGGCACAACCGAATGGGCAAAACTTTGTTGCCAACACAGCAACGGCAGTTTGTGGAACAACGGCACATTTGTTAACCGCGACATACGCAACCGACCCGGCACGATCAGCAACCACGCTCGAGGGCTGGCAATGGACTTGTCGTATCGTTGGCTAAACCAAAAAAAGTTAGGCAAACAAGACGGCCGCAAAGCGTCACTAGCGTTTATCGTCAAATGTTTAGAAAACGCCGACCACTTGGGCATACAACTTGTAATTGACTACGCGTTGCAACGGTCATGGAAATGCGATCGCGGCACATGGCAACCACTACCGTCAGTCGAGCAGGGCGACTGGTATCACATTGAGATTGACCCGCACGTAGCCAACGACGCAATGATTGCAAAACAGCGCTGGATAACGGTTTTTGGGGTATTCCCCACATCACCAACAAAACCCGTCTAAGGTTATAGACCTACCGAGAAAGTAGGTCACTTATGACACTCATCACCAAACTTGCCGTATCGCTATTTATTAGCGTCACGTCAATCTTTGTACTACACAAACCCCCAGCACCAACCCCGGCAGAAACGCAACCCGCGCCGATTACCGTATGGCAAGGTTTAGAACCTGCAGCGCCCGTACCGCCAACCACGGTTGTTACTACGCCTATAACGCAACCTGACGCGTGTCAGACGGTGTTTGACATGGCTCGACACGTCGGTTGGGCCGAACAAGACCTAACACAA